ATGAGGGTATTCATGGCTGGCACAAATCTCTAATGGACGGCACTCTGAAGGATGGGACTGTGCAGACCCCGTCAGGACGCCAGTACTTTTGGCCTAACGTAGAGCGCACTCGCAACCAGCGCGTCACGAATGCTACTCAGATATTAAATTATCCTGTCCAAGGCTTCAGTGCCGACCTTGTTCAGCTAGCTTGCATCCGCGCATTTAGGTTATTTAAGGCTGAAAATCTACGCTCCAAGCTTATCTTAACTGTTCACGACAGCATAGTTGTAGACACTCATCCTGATGAAATAGAGCAAGTTAAAAGTATTTTAACAGAGGCTATGACTAAGGTTGGAGAAGAGTCTGAAAAGCTGTTTAATTACAAGCTAGTAGTTCCATTAGACATTGAAATTTCAGGAGGTATAAACTGGCTTGACCAAGAGGAATATGCTTGATTAAGCCACCTAACTACTGTATACTGAAAGTCCACAAGAAGGATATTTCTTTATGACGGAACTAATGATACAAGAAAATGGCTTAACTTTAGATGAACTAAGTGCAGAGCTAGGAGCGGCTTCTTCAGGAAAGGGGTCTAGTATACCTCTTCTGAAGATCAACAGGGATGGCGAAGACCACAGTGGGACTCAAATTCCGCTAGGGGCATTCTTCTTAAATACGGCTGAAGACCGTGTTTATGCCAAAGAGGGCGTGAGGCTACGGGCGTTTAGTAACCATATTCAGTATCAACACTGGGCTGATGGTAAACTAGTTAATAAATCTTTGTTAATTAAAAACCAACGTGAAGAGGCGAGAGATCAGCTAGGTGGGCTTATGTGTGGGCAACCCACATATGAAGAGTCTATAAAAATGGACGCTGATCAACGTAAAGAATTTGAAGGACGCGATAAATACAGAATTATTCGAGGTCTAATCTCCTACACAGGTAAAACTGCCCAGGGTAAAGAAGTCACCATCGAAAATCAGCCTGTTTTACTGTCCCTAAAGCGTAAAAACTACGGCCCTTTCTGGCACGATGTGACAAAGAAAATGCCTACAGGAGTTAATCTCTGGGATTTTGAATGTCTTCTTAATGCAGAGAAAAAGTCTACTGAAAAAGGGGCTAACTATTATGTCATGCACTTCAGCCCTCAGTTTGCCACTTCTCTGGCAATGGATCAAATTACTTACGATAGTTTAAGTCATGTAAAAAATCTTATTACTGCTGAAAACTCGCGTATTGATGAAGCCTACAAAGAAGCTCTGATGCAAGTGGATGATGAGGCAGAAGCGGCCCGTATTATGGAAGCCGTAGATACGTTTGATGCGGATTTCGTTTAGTGGGCATCATTGAAGGTATGTACAACGAGATATATCACGCAACGGCTGGTATATCTTCCTCCGCAGTAAAGGCGGTCTACAAGAAATCTCTGGCTCACTGGAAGGGTGAGAAGAGGTCTCAAACAGCCGCTTTTACAATGGGAACAGCAATCCACAGCCTCTTGCTCGAAGAAGACAGAGACCTTGTTGTAAAAGGCCCCAAGACAAAGGCCAGTGCAGCTTTCAAGGCTATGAAAGAAGAGCTTACTGAGGATCAGGTACTCCTCACAGAGGTCGAGTATAATGTAGCTAATCGCATTGCTAAGGGGGCCTTAGACAACCCTGCCTGTAAGGACGCTTTGAGGCATAAGGATCGTAGAAACGAAGTCAGTATCTTCGCTGAAGACCCGATCTCAGGGCTGATGCTTAAAACCCGTCCAGATTTGATGATTGAGTCTCAACAAACCGTTTATGATGTTAAGAGTACTCAAGACGCTAGCCCGAAAGGCTTTGCATCCGAATGCTCGAAATATGCGTACTTCATCCAAGGCGCGTTTTACGTTTACGTCTGTAAATTGGCTGGCCTAGACATTGAAGAGTTTAACTTCATTGCCTGTGAGAAATCCGCTCCGTATGTCTCTCATCTGCATGTCTTAGGACCAGAAGCTATGGAGTGGGCTACTGAACATATGCACCGCACCCTGGCTGTAATGGCTGAAGCAAATTCCAAAGAAGATTTTGGTACAGGCTGGGGTGATTATACCATCCTAGAGAAACCGAAGTGGGGATAACTACAGCCAGCGGTAAGGCTAAGGGGCGCAAACATCAGCAGTGGGTGAGGGATCAAATATTAGCTCTCTATCCTACTGCACTTCTCCCAGATGATGTAAAAAGCACCTCTATGGGCGCTGGTGGTGAGGACGTTCAACTGTCTCCCGCCGCCAGACGCCTCTTTCCATATTCAGTAGAATGTAAGGCTCACAAAGCCTTCGCCTTTTACAAGATCATGGAACAGGCCGCAGCTAACTCTCCCAAAGGATCAGAGCCTTTGGTCATCATTAAAGGTGACCGCAAGAAGCCTCTTGCCGTGGTGGACGCAGAACATTTTTTTAAACTGACAAATAGAGGTGAGAAATGACTAAAATAGCTATTAACACGGTTCATTTTATATTGGCTATTGACCAAGACACAGGTGTCAACACGATTTCCGCAGAATATAATTTAAGTAGTACGATGCCTGAAGAACAGCATGAATATTACAAAGATGCTATCGCGGGTATGATTTCAAAAGCTCAGACTGAATTAGATTCATTCGCTAAAGAAGGCTTCTTTATACGAGAGTTGAACGATCTGCGAAACACCCTTGATGATGAAGAGTTTAATGATGACAGCGGCTTCTCAATTGAATTTGAAGCTGATGAAGAGCTTTTGGATAAAATTACTGAAAAGAAGAATGGCAGCAAAGTAATCCTCTTTAATGATAAGAAGATACACTGATGGCTAAGTGGGGTGCAATCCCGCCGCAGATCGTTAGGCCACCCGCTCCTGATCCTGTAAATAAGCCACCCCATTATAATAGCTCCTCCATAGAGTGCATCGATGCAATGGCAGCAATGTCAGAGAATACAGAGATGCCCTCTCACGCGGCCTACTGTTGGCAGAACGCTTTCAAGTACCTGTGGAGATTTCCCTACAAGCACAAAACTGTCCAAGGAAGCCTGACTGACCTGAAGAAGTGCCAATATTATCTAAACCGCTTAATTAAACAGATAGAGGCCAACCAATGAGTGTTGCACAAAATGTAAACGAGCTTGAGCCAGTTAGAGGTCGGATGCCTCACATCGATAGTATTTTAACGATGGTACGAGACTTCGCACAGAAGATGGATCAACCATTGGATAAAGTGTGGCCCACCAGCCTGAAACTAGAAGACCTGCGCTGGGGGATGATTCAAGAAGAATACGCAGAAGCTTTTGATGAAAGCTGTAATCGAACTCACGAAGAACAAATGCTCAAAGAGTTAGCGGATTTAGTCTACGTCACCTTTGGCTATTCAGCCACATACGGCTGGGACTTAGACGAGGCAGTGCGCCGCGTACACCGCTCGAACATGTCTAAACTAGGAATAGACGGAAAACCTTTAAAAAATCCAATGGGCAAAGTTCTTAAAGGCCCAAACTACCAAAAATGTGATCTTTCAGACTTAGTGGGGCCAAACATATGAGTAACTATCTACCAACTGACTACCAAACTTTTATTGCCACAAGCCGTTATGCCCGTTGGTTAGATAAAGAAAATCGCCGTGAAAACTGGGGTGAGACTGTTGAGCGTTACATGGAGAACATAGTTTATCCGCTTGTGGGCAGAGACAGTTACACAAAAAAACTAGAGCAAGCCATCCTTGGGTTAGAAGTAATGCCATCAATGCGGTCCCTCATGACGGCTGGCCCAGCGGCTGACCGTGACAATACCTGCATGTACAATTGTAGCTACTTACCTGTGGATAGCCCAAGAGCATTTGATGAGGCCATGTTTATTCTCTTATGTGGAACGGGGGTTGGTTTTAGTGTAGAGCGTCAATTCATTAACAACCTGCCTGAAGTACCTAAACTCATGTGGACTGATACGGTTGTCGTTGTTCAGGACAGCAAAGAGGGTTGGGCCAAAGCATTCAGGACTTTGTTAGCGTTACTCTGGGCTGGTGAAATACCAAAGTGGGATGTGAGTAAAGTTCGCCCAGCGGGTGCTAAGTTGAAGACCTTTGGGGGCAGGGCATCAGGCCCAGCGCCTTTGATTGATCTGTTTAATTTCGCAGTCACTACATTTAAAGGCGCACAAGAGCGTCAGCTATCAAGCCTCGAATGCCATGATATAATGTGCAAGGTTGGGGAAGTAGTAGTGGTTGGAGGTGTCCGTAGATCAGCAATGATCTCTCTGTCGAATCTATCTGATGATCAGATGCGCCATGCCAAATCTGGTGAGTGGTGGGATGATGAGGCAAAGGGCATCAAACGAAAAGGGTATAGGTCCTTAGCTAACAACTCCACGGCTTATACTAAAAAGCCAGATGCTCTGTCATTCATACGCGAATGGACCTCATTAATTGCCAGCAATTCCGGTGAACGAGGTATATTCAATCGACAGGCGGCTAAAACTCAAGCGGCTAAGAATGGAAGGCGTGATTCTAACTATGATTTTGGCACAAATCCTTGTAGTGAGATCATCCTGAGAGGGCCAAAAATAGATGCAAAAACTGGAAACCCTATACCTGGTACTGGGGGACAATTTTGCAACCTCACAGAATGTGTAGTCAGGGCTACAGACACGATTGAGACTTTGACTAATAAAGTACGCCTAGCTACAATATTAGGTACTATTCAATCTACCTTTGTAAAATTCCCTTACTTGAGAAAGGTATGGGCGAATAACACGGCTGAAGAAAGGCTTCTTGGAGTATCCCTTACAGGTATCATGGACAACCCCTTAATGACCTTAGCAAATGGTGGACTAGCACAAACCCTTGAGCATCTTAAAAAGGTCGCGGTAGATACAAACAAGGAGTGGGCTAAACGGTTAGGCATACCACAATCGGCTGCTATCACTTGTGTTAAGCCTAGTGGCACTGTCTCCCAGCTTGTTGACTCTTCTAGTGGTATTCACGCTCGTCACAGCCCATATTACATTCGTACAGTACGGGGGGATAATAAAGACCCGCTAACGCAGTTTTTGATAGACCAAGGCATTCCTTCAGAGCCAGAGATGCAGAAGCCAGACAAAACTACAGTGTTCAGCTTCCCAGTAAAATCACCTGAAGGGTCAGTCTGTACAAAAGACATGAGTGCTATTGAGCAACTAAATATGTGGCTAATGTATCAGAGGCATTTTTGCGAACATAAACCTTCGGTCACGATAAATGTGAAAACGGATGAATGGCTGGAAGTAGGGGCATATGTTTATAAGCATTTTGATGAGATGTCAGGCGTTAGCTTCCTACCGTTCAGTGAGCATATCTATCAGCAAGCTCCTTACACAGATGTCTCAAAAGATACCTATGATGAATT